CATCTGAATACTGTTTTGTTCCTACATCACCTACTAATCTTGCTACCAAATTTGACAATACACTCATTTAAAACCTCCTTTGATGCTTTTTATTATAGTGAGGGCCGTCTCACTTTGTACTACGTTGAAGCTATACCAACTCCACCTTTTACTGTAGAATCACCTTCAATGGTCCAGGTACAACCATCTGTATCTGTTTTCCATGCTGTAATGTTAATACCAGCACAATGTTTGAATGTAATATCATGGGTTGAACCACAAGTCCCACCTAATACCTGGTTCATAGCAACAGCATGGTTTGTAGCAAAGGCGTAGAAGATACAGTTATCAAACGTCCAGTCTCTATCAAGACCTTCTGAAGCCATGTATATCATACACCTTGTAGCTGCTGCAATCTGTGTATTAAACTTACAGTTTCTAAACAAACCATCTGAAGGTCTAGATGAGGAAGTTGTACATGAAAACAAAAGAACACCATTTGTGTCTGAACCCTGGGCCTGGTAATCTGAAGTTCCAAATACACAATCCTCAGCCTGGAAGTAATATCCATTGATAGCAATCTCAAGGCTTGAGGCTAGGGTTGTATCACAGGCAGTAGCGCCCATCATACCAACAATCTGACAGCCTTTTAAGAATGTACCAGGGCCCGCATTTTTAAATGCTGTTAATGCTGCTGCACCAGCTCCAGCATTTGTTAATGTAATATCATGAAACTGATTTCCAGTTCCAGTATTATGAATTACAGCACCTACTGTAGCTGTAGCATTTGTAAAACCAGTACCAACATCAGGACTTGCTTTCTGAGGCCCACCAAGACCAACAAGGTGGGTCATTGATTTGTCCCAGTCACATTCTGCTGTTTCTGTAATTATAGACCCACCAGCAACACACAAAACATCATTCTGCCCAGTTGTTAAAAGGTCCTCACCAGCAGCAAGGGAATGCACAATCTCCGAACTTTTAATTCCCATTCCTAACAGATTTGCTTCATACAAAGAATCTGCCACAGCAACATAATACACATTACCCAAAGAAGGACCAACACCAAGTTTAGCTGCAAGCCATGCCAGCATCCTATCCTTAAGCTCTCTCTTCCTATCCCACCTACTACCTTCATTAAACACTCTAGCCATTTCTAAATCCTCCTTTTTTGTTAGGAGGAGAGGGGTGCCTTATGAAAAAGCTGTTTACCCCCTCCTACCAATTACTTTTATATATTGATATTCAACATAATAATTGCCATCTCGTTCTGAGCGCCTATGTACAAACAAGTACCAATCTGTGTAATTTCCTCATTCTCAGTCATAACCTGGCATGCACCAGCAACATCACCATAACCCTGAACAGGAACGCCTACCACAAGGGTAGTACTATTATCAACAAGAACAGCAGCGGGACCTTTACACTGTGCCCAGAAGTAGTAGGACGCAGTAGGAACTATTGTTGCCACACCAACTAATGTACTAGTAGCTGTATTAGCAGGTGCAACAATAACATCCTTACAGGGGTGCTGAATTAAAGAAACATCATCAGCAGCTGCTATAACCCTTCTTACATTATCTGTAAGGTAGACAATTAAAGCTGTACTCTCAGAGTAATCTACAGCAGCATGAGTAGAGATTTTATAAAGCTCGCCTTTATACGTACCATAGTCATGGCTTAAATACCCTTCTGCAAAGAAGTTAGCAACAACATCAGCATTTCCATGAGTAACATGGACGTGGTCATCATCTACTGCTGCTGCTGAGGCTACCTCTAGGTTGTAGGATGTGGAGATAGGGGCTGCACTCTGAACAAGATATCCAGGACCTGTAGGACCGCCTGTAGCAGCGTTCTTACAGTAAATAAACTCCCTACCATCTGTCAGCTTCCATTTTGTTCCCAAAGGGTGTTTCTGAGTAGAACTCTCTTCATACAACCCTTGGTTGTAAATCTTTGGGTTCTGTCTTGCATAATACTTACTCATTTAAATCCTCCTATTTGTCTATGCACTTAAGTGCATCTGGGCTATAAAGCCATCAACGGTTAACCAACCACAATACCAGTCATAACCTGCTGTGAGACAGGCCTTGAACAGACAAGCTGTAAGGTACAAAGAATCTGCGCAACACGATCATTTACCTGATCCGGAATAGGCTTCCATTCTGTCATATCCATGAAGTAATCAGGGTCTTTGACAACATATAGATATTCAGGGTTAATGAAGTACATATACCCTGTCGGGCAGGAAGGTGCCCACATTACTGGTCTTCCTTTAAAGACCAAACTATCAAAATTGGTGTCTACCAATTCTGTACTTGTATACTTCTGTACCTCAAGGAGTTCATCCTCATATGCTTCAAATACCGCTTGGGTTGTGTACATAAAGATATCTTTGTACTCTATCCCCTGGTATTCAGTCATATCGTTCAGTGCTGTCCTCATATCTGATAACAGATAGACAGAGGTTACTCCAGAGCTTGAATATTGTAAATTCCTAAAAAATTCATTACCCGCTGTAGCACGGTTTATCCCATGTACTGTTCCAGTGGTAGGTGTTGCTGATATTAGGTTTTTTAAACCATTAGGCTCATTAGAACCAGTACCATCTGCAAAACATACCCTTTCAAACTCCTTATCCAAAGCATACTCAGCTCTACGCTGTTTCCTCTGGACATAGTCTACTATCCTTGCTGCTCCTCTGTTCTGTTGATCTTCAGTACCATACCTTAACAAGGTAACAGCAACATACTTCCAATCCTCATAACACATAGTCATGAGGTCACCCTCTGTCATTGGTACTGTACCACCACGAGTGAGCCATGTTACAGTCTCATTCTCTCCATATTCAAGGTTAATCTCTATCCTACGGTACCCCTTAACATCCTGTATTTTACCTTTCTTCTGCATCCAGTACCAGAAAGGGGTTTTTGTATAAGCCTGTTCTATGGCCCCATCTTTCCTATATGCCCACGTTGAGGTGAACATATTGTCTATTGTTTGGGTCCAAGACTGTGTTCCAGCCATTTAATTTGCCTCCTTAATCAGATGGAAAAGCATCCTTCATTTCCTCAAAAGCCTTCTTACTCGCTTGGTCTAAGGAGAGCTTACCCCCAACAGCAAATTTACCACCACTGGGTTTTTCTCCTCCAATCTTAGGGCCTTTTTCTTCTTTTTTATCCTCTTTCTTTTCTTCTTTAGCTTTCACCTTACCCTCAGATTTGACAATCTTGTATGCCTCCATGAGGGATAATGTAGGTTTTTCAGTAGCTAACTTAAATACTTCATCCTCAAAATCTTCAAAGGACTCACCTTGTTTCTCGCAGAATTTCTCAAGGTCTCTTTTCTCATCTTTAACAGCAAGGGTGGATACCATCTGTAGGATTGGTCTGCCCATCCTTGTTTCAACTTCTGTTAGAATAGCTGCTGCAAGTTCTCTGTTAGACATTAAGTCTGGGTCTTTAACAGGACCCCTAGCAGCTACAGCTTCTTTTTCCTGTTTTGCTTTTTTCTCCTGTTCCTCTCTCTCACTCTTTTCATCTTCCTTTGATACAAACTGTTCAATAACACCTTTCATTTGAGATATCTGTCCAACCATTTCAGCATAATCTTCTTTTGAAAGTGTAACAACTTCTTTTTTCTCCCCACCCTGTTCTTCATTTTTTACTTTTGCTTCATCTTCGCTGGCCATTTTTTACTCCTCCTGTCCTTTTGCTATTCTTTCTTCTCTTCTAATCTGCCCTTTCTGTTTCCTATATGCTAGGATTAGCAGTCTTTCAACTTGTGTAATTTCCTTTGCCTTCCATGTTCCTACAATAGTTACCTTAATAGGAATGGAAGGGTCAGTCTGCTCAAAAACAATTAGCTTTCTTTGCTTAGGCATTAAACCTCCCTTTTAGCTTTATATGATTTATAACCAGAGGCTAGGGCATGAGAGACAATACCTCTCTTATCACATTCCCTAGCCCATTGTTGCTTTGATTCTATTTTTACAGGGGTATCACACATATTTGTATCTATGAATGGTTGAAAAATATCTAAAGCCATTTTACCCCAATCATACACCACTCTAGCACTTTCTCCACATACTGAACATTCAAACAATTCTCCTTTGGAAACATCTATATCCTTCTCAACCCTATGCCCATTTAAATAACATTCAATGATATGAATAGGCACTATAACCTCCTCTTCCCAATTCTGCCCTGCATTTGCTTTGCTAGTTGCTCAAATGGGATTGGTTGTTGTGGTCCTGAAGGTCCTTGTGGTCCACCAGGCATAGGAGGCATACCGGGGAGAGGATTCTGCCCAGGAGGTGTCATTCCACCAGTTGGTTCTTGAGAGAGGAGTGTAGCTGTTGGATCAATCCATTCAAATTGGTTTAGGACTATTTTCCTAAGACCAACCTGGTCTATTAAAGGATCATTATTAAAGGACTCAAACATTTTAAATGCTTGTTCATACCTCAACCTTTTAGAAACAGGAACGCCAGAATCTGGGTCTATAGATAGGAAGTACTCACCTTTTAATTGATCTCCTGTATACTGTATCCAATTCTTCTGTCCTGTGGGCCCAGCTATTTCCACAACACGTTCTGTAGTCCAGAATTTAAAAACCATCTGGTTAAATTTTGCTATTATATTAACTAACAAATCAGCAACAATATCCCTTCTTTCATCTATTCTAATATCTGAGCCTTGTTGGACTAGATTTGCCTCTGTTGCTGTTTTAGAGGTCATTGGAATATACTCACCAGCATTATTCCTTGATACACCTACTGTTTCCCTATTATCAGAAAGGACCATTTGCTTATCTTTTTCCAAATCTGCTGTTAGGTTATGGGGCATTAAGGGTAAAATAGCACTAGCAAGGGTATCAGAATTAACAGATATACCAGCACCTGTATCATTAGGATCATCTGACATTAAAAGGTCTAATGCTTCTTTTGTTACACAACCTTGCTGGTATAAGAATTTTAGAACATTATACCGTCTATTCTTATAAGCAGCTTTTTTAATCTCATTAACCTCTAACTGCTGTGGCAACACATACTTAGCTTCAGGCACACCCCAAAAATAGACAGGGTCTTCATTAAACATTATAAAGTCATATGGGAGGCCTTCAACTTGTAATTCATCTATTTCATCTAGTATTATATTATCCTCAGATATACAGTACATCCTACCTGTTTTTAAATCCCTTATTTCATATATTAGAACATAAGGTTCGGCATCTTTATATGAAAATTGCTGTGGGCGTTTAGAGTCTTTTATCAAATTACTATTAGGAATATATCCACCCTTTAACAATGATGTTTTATTCTTAATATATTTTATATCATCCTGAACATCTGATAAAGGCCTCCAAATTAAATGCCCAACCCATGGTAGGGAATCAGGGTCGTCATAACCAAAGGGGACTACTATTTCTTCAGGCCTACACCTTAATGCCCAAGGTAGACCAGATTTTATAAAGGATTTATACTCAATCTTCTCCCCGTCCTTTCTACCAACCTGTGTTATAGTACCACCATCAACATCCACCCCCTGTGCTGGAATATAACCATACTCACTATCATATCCTAGTTTAATAACCCCTGTGCCACAATGCCAGGAGTCGTGGACTGCCCTCTTCATTTGTTTCTTAACTTTTAATTCTCTTAACAACCAATTATCTACAGCTTCAACAACCCTGGCATGCAAGGCAAATTCAGGCCTACGAGGGGTTACAGTCACAGTTGGAGTTCTAAAATATGTTCTTGGTAATATAGTTTTATATGTAGAATACATAAGGTTTAGAACAGGATCTTCCTCATCCCACTCACCTCTGTACATCTGTCTATAATCTTCCCATGAATTAGTCTTAGCCTGCCAATCTCGGAATTTTATTCCAAGGTCTATACGGGCCATCCAGTCTTTTGCAAAGTCATCCCCTTTTGCAGACATTAACCAATACCCCCTAGCTTTTCTATATAGTCTTGAATTTCAGAAAGGGTTAGGATTTTTATCCCAGACTCTTCTTGTTTTTTCATTCCTTTACTAGACAACCAATAGTTTAACTCATCCCCTGTTGCTTTAAACATTTCACCTTTTTCATCATTAAATTTTAACTCACCATTTTCTAATATGGCATATTGATATTCTTCCTTTGGGTTAAAGGTTCCTTTTTTCTGAGCAAAGTGTGTATAATATTTAGTCTCTGTTTTTAATATTTGAAAGTCTTTCAATTCCCTTTTTATATAATTATTAGTAGGTTTTCTTTGCATATAATCTAAAAAATCAGCATACCATCTTGGTAAGTTCATGGTATTACCTTTCCATCTAACAAATACAAGGTCAGGCATTTCTTCTAGGTTTGACTCACCAAATGGTGATAACATATGGGATTTTGTTAGGTATGATGTAGTCCATGGTTTAATATCTTTTAATATTCCTGTTAACCCTTTCTTAATCCTTGTATTCATAGAGGTTTGTGCTTGTTCAAATTTCCCTAGGGGGTTTTTTGACCCTAAAGCTTTAAACCTCTCCATATAGGTTTCATACCCTTTTGTAGCGGCAAGGGTGCTCACAGCTTCCTTATCAATAGGCCACTGGAATATCTCGTTGGATTCCGGGTTTTTGAGGAGGACAAACCGTTCGTCACCCTTGCCTTTTGTAAGAACATCTATTATCTCCATTCCTTGGATAAATTTTCCTTTTAAAGCCTCAGCAGCTGAGCTTATAGAGAATGGGTTGTTTTGTAATTGTTTAACAGCCTCTGTTAATGGTTTGGCCTTCCCGACCTGGAATGCTTCAGCTTCGTCTGGTGTACCCATTCCTAAAGCTGCTCCACCTGCTGCTAGGGGGATTAGTTTATACTTTCTATACCAATCTTTTAGCAAATCAACTAATTCTGTAGGGAGTTTATTTAAAGACTCAGGTTTAAGCATTAACCTTGCAAGGCCTTCTGCTGCAAATTCTCTAGGGGTTCTAATATTTGTTCTTATACCAGTATAATCTGGAACTAATGCTCCTGTCTGGTTCATTTTCTGGAATAAATCTCTTATGGTTTCAGAGTCTAACTCTTTTGCAAATTCTGGGTTTGATGTTTGTATATCATGCCATAGTTCATGGATTGGAGTTTTAACATCTGATGTTGCTGTTATATATCCTTCATTTACTCCAGCTCTTAAAGGTTTTAAGTATATATTTGTCTTTTCAGGAACCCACTCATGTGCACCCCTAGCACCTGAGAATGTCATTTGGTCACTTAAAGGGAGTTCTTCAAATGCTTTTACAGCACCAAGGCCTTCAAATTTTCCAGGGCTGAACTGTCTTAGAACTGGGTCTAAGGTTTTTCTAATAGCTATAGGATTTTCACCTATATCTTTAAGAGAGACAATTCGTCTTATTATCTCAGCCCGGTTCATTGTATATGTATATTCCTCTTTCCTTTCTTCAAGGCGAACATATCTTTAAAGGGAATTATTAATGCCCCTTCAGGAGTTCTCCAATTTCTAGCTTCAATCCTTTCCTTAGCCTCTTTAATTTTTTCATCATATGTTTTCTGTGTTGTGGATTCTCCACCCCTTGCATTCTCTCTAATAATTCTCTGAATACCAACAGAGGCTAGCATAAATGCCATACCCCTATCATCATGCTCTGCTGTATTAACTATCTCCCCTGTCTCAGCATCTTCAGTGAAGGCCCGTAATTGAGAGGCACACTCAGGAGAATGTACTTTATACCCTATCTCAAATAATTTCTGAGTGACACCAACAGCGTAAGCTTTGGTCCTACGAGTGGTTTCCCATCCATAGGTGTATGAAGGCACTACATTTTGTCCTTGGGTTAGTCTTGAGGATACGGACCTTCTAAAGATGCGACCGATAGGGTAGGTCTCTTTTAAAATTGCTATTGTGGATAATCCATGAGAGTTTGCCTCAGGGATTATTAATGCATTGTTGAATATACGACCTATTTTTTCAATTATAGGGGCAAAGTTTGGAGAGGCTTTTCTGTTATCCCCCCATTCAAATACCTGTTCTTGTGTCTCCAGGCATATTACAGATATTGATGCTTCATCGTTCCCTGTACCACCTGAAGAATCTGCGCCTAGAATATAATTGAAGTCTTTTATTGGATGTCCTCTTAATATATGACCATCTAGGAAGGGGACCCATTCCTCTGTTTCTTCCAGCACCAAATTGGTAAATAATGAACCTCCTGTAAATTTAAAGGCTTCATCTACTGTTAGAGGGTACTCTTGTTTAAACAATGGAAGGTCATAATCCATTTCCTCTAATTTCTCCCTCCTCCACTGTATTTGATGAAGAGAGGCCCCAAAATCTTTAATGATTTGTTCTTCATCAGAGGTTAAGGGGCCTGTCAAGGGGGTGAGAGATGAATATTCATCATCTATTAACCAATTAAAGAATATTGGGTTCACACGGGACCCGGAGGTGGACATCAATCTGTAGTAGTATTTTTGGTACCATGTTCCATAGCCGTTGGCTGTTGTTTCTTCAACAACTTCTCCTGTTCCTGGTACGGCTTGGAGTAAGCCTGTTCTAATTGCTTTTGGGTCTTTCCAAAAGGCAAGCTCTGACATATGTAAACGAGTAATTGTAGCAGAACGCCCAAAGTTTTTAGAACCAGCAGTTCCAATGTAGAAAGAACTTTGTGTCCTATCAAAGTATATTTCATTTTCATTTGCCCTTGAGGTTTTTGGTTTGGGACCTTTCATATTTTGTAAGAATTCCTGGGCTTTTCTTAAAAGACGCTCTGTATGGTCTTTATCATGGGCGAGCATTACAGCAACAGTATGTTCATTCATACAGTCAATTAGAAATCTCGCCATCACATATACAGAACACCCTTTCTGCCGTGGCTTTAGAATGGAATTTCTTGGCTTAGCATCCATAATTTCATCAATCATACACTGGGGTTTGTTTAGAATAAAATCAACAAGAATTCCCTCTTTATTGTATATTCTAAATAAAGACTCTATAGCATCCCTATGCCTACCCATCTTTGCCACCACGCATTATTTTCTGGACGAGGTCTTCAGCACCTATTTCTAATGTTATTTTAATATCCTTTAAATACCGGAGTGTGGCATTAGCTGCAGCCATTCTAATTTCAGGTTTTGGATTTCTCATTTCTGCTCTTAGAAGTTCAATAGCATCCCCATACAAACCTTTAAACTCTGTATCTAGTTCTTCTCTAATACTATCAGCTAAGGTTTTACCAGAATCGGTTTTTAAATATTCCCTAACCCTTCTCTCAGACACCCTAGCAATTTGTGCAGCCTCTTCCATGTGCATACCACTATAGAACAATCTACAAGCATATTCAACCGCACCCTCATCCTCTCTAATCCTGCACATCCTAACCTGTCTGCGGAGTAGGGGGTCTGATTCTATATATAAAATATCTTCAGCAGAGGGGGTCTGTTCTTTTATTATAACATCATCATCCATACGCTCAGAGGATTCCATAATATAGTTTAAATGTTTTTTGTTTGTTGTTCAAGGAAAAAATCATTGTTTAATATAATATTGTTTTGTTATTTTTGTCAAACATAACATTTTAAAAAAATGTTATTTCCATAAAAATTGACTGGCGGTGGAAAGGGTTCTGCCTAATAAAACAATTATGATTTTTGATGGTTACACGTCATTGCATTTATATTTATATGTGTTATAATATATGTATGATGATGATGTACATGTTTATGTGTATGTCAAATTTATATCATGTGATGTGATTATGAAAACAAAAAACGTTCAATCATTTATTATCAATGTGTATGACGATGCAAAATTTGATGTTAATACATTGTATGATTTTTGTGCATTGCACAACAATCATGATGTACGTGTGTACGATGCAAAAAATGTAACATTTAACGACATTCGTAACGTTGACGATGATTGTGATGTTACATTGTTTGTTGTGTATGATTGACATACACACAAATGAATGATATATGAATGTGTGTATCAAATTTATATTATGCGAGGTGTGTTATGTATAAATCAAAATGTGCATCATGCAAATTAGATACAAATGCAATTAATTGTTTACATTGTGATATACAAAAACATTCGTTGATTGATGTGTATGAACATTATATGTACATTGCACAATTAACGAAAAATAAATCAGGTGCGTATGCATTATCGTTTGATAATTTGATTTGTTATATCGAACAATTGATTTCATTTTTTAATATTTAAAACACAAAATGACAATGTTGACAAATATGCACATTGTCATAATAAAAACAATGGGGGTATTAACATGTATAATATTAATGTATGGAATTTATTTATCATGAATTTAATAATATACGAAATGGAATTCAATGAGGCATTAAAATGGGCACACATTCAATTTGAGGAAATGGACGAAAATATGGATTTTTAATGTTTGTATGTATATATACATGCACATCACAAATAAAAGGAGGGCAGTACAATGGAACATGACAAAATTATCGCAAAATTGGTCAATGGGGAAAAATTGAATGATGTTGAACAAAAATACATCAATGACAAATTGGACAAACAGGCAAAGGTTGAACAACAGGCAAGGAAACAACAGGCGGTTTATTCATTGTTGATTAAATATGCGCGTGCACATTACGAACCCACCGATGTTGAAATCGATAATGAAATTAAACGTTTACAGGCATTGCGTGACAAATAATACACAATGTGTGCAAACAGGGCATGTAATACATGAATGATTACATGCCCTTTTCATTTTTAATGAATGGACAAACAAAACATTTGTAAAAAATACAAGGAGGCATATTATGATTACAACAGTATATGATCCACATATTGATAAAAAAACCCAACAAAAAATAACAAATATAATTTTTAAATGTATACGCAGTGGTGATGGAGGTGTGGTAACAATCTACTGTGATGGAAAAACGGACAAAATTGTAAAGGCAACCATTAATATTACAAATATAAATGGGCAAACTAAAAATGTAACACAAATTTTGCATACATGACAAACATGATAACGTTTTACAATTTTGTTATGATTGAAAACAAAAAAAATTTCATGTTTTTTCAAAACTGTTTGCGTACACACACACACACACACACACACACACACACACACACATACACATACGTGTGAACAACGATTATTTTTTTATTTACAACGATTGCAAAAACGCACGAACGCGTATCGAACTCGTTTGTATAGGATATCAAACAAAGGAGGTATAATCATGAAATTTGTTATTGAAATTGATAGTAAACATAAAAAGAGTATACAAAATGTGGGTAAAAGGATGCAGGATTTAACAGGGGTTGAATACACAATAGAAGATTCAATTGCTGAATTCTTTTATTTTAATGATTCACAGTTAGGGGTTATTGATTTAAGGGGTAATGTAATAGTTAAACAGATTGATTGAAGAGTTTAAAGGAGGTATAATTAATAAATTGTCCACACCCAACAGGTATATATTTGTGATGTTATTTTTAATTGTACTATCAATACTCACATATATTGGTATGTTATACCTTGTTGTCAGGATTGTATGTGAGTATTGATAGTAATATTGAATAAAAGGAGATTAAAAAATGAACTTTGACAATATCAAAAGGATATTAAAAGATTCAGCTTTATCTATCATATCATGCATTATAGTAATGCTTATTATTCTGTTGTTGCTAACAGGAATATAATGAAAGTATTATTATTAATATCAATCATGCTATCATTCCTCTTAGGAATACTATATGGTAGTATAACAGCTAATGAAAAAGCAAGGAATGAATTGTTTAAATGTCATGATAAGAACATTTGTAAAATTAAATCATTAAGCATTGTGCTAATGCCTAATGGTAGAGTTAAACAGGTTAAATAAAAAGAAGGTGTACCATGTTAAACAAAACAAAAATAAAAGTATTAATAAGAACTTTAATGCTTTGCTCATGCTATTTTCAATTATCCTTACAGGAAAGGCTAGAGTTGGTACGGGCATATTTTGAATTAAAGGAGGTTTGAAATGACTCAAAAAGAAATAGAAGAAAAGATAATGAACCATTGTAATGAATTAGAACAAATATCATTAAAGCTAAACTCAAAAGTGCATAGGTGTGGTAACCCAAAAAATTATAATATATGCCCAAGAGAGTGTAATGATGAAATTAATTTAAACCATTTAGGTTTAGACACAGCAATGTGTTGGTGGGCAGATACAAAAATAGCTACAGTCGTACTATGTGAAAAAAGATTAATAGGAGGAAGAATAAGATCAGATGATTTAATCTCAATCCTGGATACTATTAAAATAGAACTAACTATAATAAGGGATATTTTATGGCTTCACAGTGATAATTACTCCAGTTTACTATATTTAGTTAGTGATAGTATAATCTATGTAAGGGAAATAATTAACTACAACTATATGATAAAACCCAAAAAAAATAAAGGAGGTTTAAAGTGAATAAAGAAACAGAAACACTAGAAAAAGAAATAGAATTAATGATGAATGCTTTCACATTTAAAACTGATAAAATATCAGTCACAACATTAAAAGTAAACGAAGCATTCACTCTCTGCACACAAAACCCAGAAAGAGCATTTGCTGAAGCTACAACCAAACTCATCTTTGAAAAAGATTCTATTGTAGCATATATGAAAGCAAGGAATGAAGCACCTGAAGATCCAGGGGAGGAGGCAAAAGGAGGGACAGTATTAGATGCCCTTGGTGCAGACCTTTGTATAAAAGGCCAAAAAGGTTACTATGCCTTTAGAATCTATACTGAAGCTGTTGTAATGTCTCCCGGGAGAGAGACAAATACGATATGTATAGAACATTTGTTAAAAACAGCAATTACAACAGAGGAGGAGAGGATAATCTTTATCCTAACATTTATTTTAAAACTAAATAAATATATTGATGATCTTTTGGATAAGGCAGAAGCACAAACAAATGAAGTGTTAGACGGGCCTGCCGAAGGTCTTGTTTCATAGTTGGTGATTGTGTTTAATATAACGTTTTAAAAAAACGTTACAATAACGTTTTATCATTGCAATAACGTTTTTTAAATGTTACATTAAATAATCAGCACAATTGAATATTAAAAAGGAGGTGATTAAATGGAACGAAGCATCCTCGACCTTTCAACAGAGGAGTTAATCCAAATCCGTGAGACCAACAAACTCCCTGAGGAAATAACATTGAAAGGTATTGAGGAAAGGAAAGACTTTGACACATTGTATCGGCATAGGAATACACCACATTTGTTAGCAGAAATCCTGCTCAAAAGTACCAGGATTTCAGCAAAAGGGTTATCCCCATCAGTTAAACAGGAAAAGGTAGAACTAGAGCAGAAAAGGATAGCTTTAAAAGAGAAAGAATTAGGTTTAAGAAAGGAGAAAGTAGAAGGACAGACATTCCTTTTAAAAGATTTAAAGTCACATTTAACAAGAATTGAAACCAAACTTGACCTTTTAATCCAAGAACTATTTAAAAGGCAAATAAAAAACAAAAAGGAGAATTAAATGGGTGATTTAAGACAGTTAACAAAAGAAGAGCAGGAAAGGGCAATAGCACTCCTTCAGAGGGAGAAAGACAACAAGGCTAAGGAAAAGGCCAGAATGGCAGATCCGGCATATAAGGCCAAAGTTAAGGAGGCTGGACAGAGGGCCTCAGCAAAGAATGCTCTTATGCTCGGTAAGGCCGTAGCAGCTGGCATTACAGTAACAAAGGAAGAGATTGACCATTACCTCGCCGAAAAGGCAAAGAAGTAAGTTATGAAAGCGGAGATTGGAGAGAGGTTCCTAAACATAACCCTCTCCTCGGGGGTAGTTTTTCATACTACCCCCACTCTATTACACTCTTTGCATGAACACAGAGTATTACCATTTACAATGATTAAAGAGCAAAGAGGTAATTGGAAAGAGGTCAGGGATTGGTTTAAACGAGTGATGGGATGGAGTTTAACATTTAATGATAAAAAACCCCTGAACATACCAAATGAACTGGATGAGATTAAAAGGTTTAGATCAAGTGCATTCCATCCTAGTATTGCTCAGAGAGTTAAAAATGAAAAGGAGGCTTGATTGAAAATTAAAAAAATAATAAACCAATCAGGAAGAGACTTTAATGCCATTTATGCATGTGAACATTGTGGTAGCACACATAAAGGCTATGGGTATGATGATTCTAACTTTCATAAAAATGTAATACCAAACATGCAATGCCCAGAATGTGGAAAAGTTTCAGAAGACGATTACAGACCGTTATCAACAAAATATCCAGATGGTTTTCAGGTTTAAAAAGGGGGTTTGATGAATAGCAATTTATTATATATGTCAAAAGTATCAGACCTCTTTAACTGTCCAAGAAGGTACTTTCATGTATACCATGAAAACTATCTCCCAAAAGATGAACCAATATATTTAAAATTTGGTTCATTAATGCACAAAGCTATTGAGTGCATGGGAGAGGATTCTGAATTACTTCATGGTGTAAACGTAATTGTCAATTCTGACTTTGATGATAAGAATAAAGAACTAGCAGTATTCCTTCTAAGACAGTTTAGGGGAAAGTATATAGCAATGGGCCAATCAAAGATTGTTGAACAGGAGCGCCCAAAAATGCATCCTTTAAATGGGGAGTATTTTAAACATTGGGTTGTCAAACCTGACAGAGTTATAACAATGGATGATGGTCTATGGTTATGTGAGTATAAGACAACCTCTGGATATGGTGCTTCAACAGCATCATATTATCATAACTCTCTACAAACCCTTACATATTTCTACATAACACAAACCTTCTTTCCTGAGGCAAAGGGTACAAAACTCTTTGTAATGACAAAGAAAGGGGCGTCAAAGAAGGATGAGGAAAGGGTTATTGTAGAGTCAATCCAGCTAACAAATGAGGATAGGAACAGAGCAGAGTCTTTTATTAAATATGCTCATGGATTTGCAGAGCATATTGAAAACTCACAATCATACTATAAATTCCAAACAAACTGCCACCCATTCACAGGAGGTGAGTGCCCATATTTCCCATTATGCTTTACAAAAGGGAAGAAGGAATATTTAGATGAAGTAAAGGTTATGCTGTATGAGAAAAGAGACCCAGATGCCCATTTAGAATTGGATAAACTATGAGGAAGGATCTTATAGTTAAAGCAGTAATAATATGGATTGGCATTTCTATCATACTAGGAATACAAGAGAAACCTGTTGAGTGGGTCTTAGCAATGCTGTTTGTATTTGCTCCAATAGTACTATTTTTAATATTATTAAACAAAAAGAGGTGATAAAAATGTCTAAAGCATTAGATAAGATTAATGAGCTTTTGGAACAGAAGTTTGGTGATGCTTTTACAGTAGATATTCACAAAGGTGCTCATGGTATGTCAACAACTGTAAATTATGAAACAGATGTTGAAGCACGTGTACAACCAAACACAATAACAGGAGGTGTGAAGTATAACAATCTAACAGAAGAAGAGGAGGAATAGTGGGAGAGTTACAGCTACAACAGCTAGATAGCCTAATAGGAGAAAAGGATCAAGAAATATTCCTGTTCTACGGAGAGTCAGGGGTTGGGAAGAGTTTGTTAGTGTCACAATTCCCCAACGTTTTGGTACTAGCCTGTGACCCAGGGAATAAAGGAGGTTTGCCCAGAACGGCATTGAAGTATAACCCTAAACTAATCAAGATTAATTCCTATACACAAATCCAAAACTTGATTGAAGGGTTAAAAGAAAATGCTTGGAAACAGTTTAGTGTATTAGCAATAGACTCAGTATCCTTCCTCCAGAAGATGGTGATGGATAATATCCTAATGATGGTTGGAAGGGAGATTCCAAGATTTGATGAATGGAATTTAAATGCTGAGAGGATGCGTAAACTAATAGCCAGACTATGTGAGGTTCCTGTTCCTATAATATTTACAGCCTTAACAGGAACTGTCAAAGATGAGGTAACAGGAAAGATAACTGGAGGACCAGACCTTCCTGGCAAGCTTGCAGGTGAGCTATCACGTTATTGTAGTGTTGTAGCTCGTTTAAAAGTAAACTCATCATATGATAAGAATGGTGTATTAACACCATCCTACCGTTATACCGTGGTTGGTGACGACACATGGTATGCAAAAGATAGAACTGGCTTGGTAAAACCAGAAGGTGAAACAGGGTTTGATGCCTTTAAGGCAATCTTTGAAGTACAACAGGAGGAAAAAGGATGATAGTAATACCAACAAAAGAAGAGCTTAGCCCCAAACCATTTTCAGCAGGAGTGTACAAAGGTATTGTAGGTACTCCTATGAAACTTCAAAAGACCAAATCTGGAAAGGACATGATGGTTGCTGAAATTATCATAACCACACAAGGTCCTAATTCAAATGAAAAGACTATAGGACGAAAGCTATTTGAAAACCTTGTAATAGCTGAGAACATGATGTGGAATTTAGATAATTTCCTTAAAGCCTGTACTGGGAGAGGGATAACAGAACATTGGAATGAAGGCGATAGTTTAGAAGTAGACCCCTTCTTTATGAAATTCAGCAACCTTTGCTGTGGTAAGGAGGTTGTTGTTGTAGTTACTGTTGAAAAGATAACAGATGGTCCTAAAAAAGGTGAGGATTCAAATGTTATTAAAGAGGTAAGACAGGTTCAGTAGTTATGATAAAATAGGATGCCTTCTTTCCATGGGACAGGATCGGTCATGTATAACGCCTTATACAGTATTAATAATAGTAATGTTATTAATGGAAGGGGAGATGGCATCCTACCAATAAGTATTATCGAGGTGAAAGATGCGTGATAGGATATTAAAAAGAATGACGGATTATTACGATCTGGATGAAAGGTTGTATGAGTGTGTCGAAGACCTGCTTACAGAGCTTGCCCCCGAACTTGAGAAAGCGCGGAAGTGGGACAGGTGCAAATGTAAACAGTGCGGACATTTGGAAGCCTGTAGTGCGGATGTAGATTTTGCTGAAAGTATGTTTGAAGCCCTTGCCGAGAAGGAGGTGAACTAAAATGATATTTAGAAATTTGTTAACTTGGCATCACAGAGTAATGATGAGATACCTCAGAAATAGAGGGTGGGTTGTCTTTTACTTGGAGGAACAGGCAAGAGAATGCAATGGAGTCTGTTGGCTCAAATTGTATCAGTCAGAGGTGAACAATACCAATAGAAGCTAACAGGACATTGTGCAAAGAAGGAGCCAAAATGACAGTTTATATATCAGGCGATACAAGAGGATATCCACAACCCACCTTATGTGCCTTAAAATGTATTTATTTAAAAAAAGAGGAAGGAAGATGTCTTAAAGGAAAAAGAACAAACTTTCCTTGTGGGGGTGGTTGGGGAGGAACTAAGATCCGAAAACAATGTAGAGATTATGAAGTGAAGGAGCCGACATGACCCTCGACCAGATCAACCAACTGCTTCATGCGTATGTGACAGACGGTGCTTGCTGGCACGAGTTTAACGAATACCCACGGCATTGTTCTAAGTGTGGAGAGTTTATAGATTCCAGCACATTACCCGTTCCGAGTCCCTCCTACTCCGCCCCCGATAATTTTGAAGTGTTGACGGATAAGCTGTTCGGGGATGAGAAGATATGGCTAGACTTTTATCTATGGGCAGGCGAACAATTTGGCAAAGAGTATTTCCTTCCAATAGAAAAATGGGTAAAAGTTGAGGCTGACTTAGCCGCATGGCTCTTTCTCGATTGGTCCCGTTTCTGTTCCCTGTTCGCTTCTTTCCTGTACTTGCCGGAAACGATTGATGAATTTGGATACATGGAATGTCCACATTGCGAAGGCACGGGATGGGAATCACCATCTTTTAATTGTAAAGATTGCAACGGTTCTGGCAAGATTCTCAAACAGTGGGCCATTTTAGCCAAGGAGATAAAGGATGAATAAAACAAAAATACAGTGTCCTAATTGCGGGGTGATTATTGATAAAGAGGTCGGCAATGAATATGAAAAACACTTAAAGGATAGTCCAGATTGCAAGGATGTTGTCGTTAAGTGGTTGCTTTCATTTCCCACGTTAAAGGATATGAAGGAGATTTTATGAATAATTCAAAAGGCAGATATTGGGATAAGCCGTGGGCTAGACTAGCGGGAGGGATGAATAATGGCCTTAAATATTAAATTTGATTCAAAAGGTTTAACCAAAGTATTAATAACAAAAGAGGAAATATGTGAGCATTGCTATTTTAGGGATGATTTCCTTATATGCTGTTGTTTAGATGGTCCATATGAAGATGAATATGTTGAAAATGAATGCTCATGTTCTTGTTTTATACCTTTAGAGGAGTAACAAATGACACCTAAACAAAAGAAACAAAGAATTAAAAAATCAAAAATAAAAAAGGCTATACTAGAAATCCTACAAGCATTAGGATATAATATAAACAATCAACATTTGAGAAAAACGCCTGATAGGGTTTCTAATATTTTTCTTGATGAATTAGACTTAGAGACTATTAGTTCACACAAAACTTTAAAGAAATTACTATCAACAACAGCTACAAAATTTACATCAATGGTTGTCTTAAGACACCATAAAACACAAACTCGCTGCCCACATCATCTAGAAAGAGTGCAACTAGATGTTAGTATTGGGTATATTCCAAATGGTAGATTGATTGGTTTGTCCAAACTAGCTAGAATTGCTGATTATTTTTCAAAGGGGTTAATGCTCCAAGAGGAGGTGGCTGAGAGTATTGCTACAGGTTTGATAGGTGCTTTACAAGCACAAGGGGTTGGAGTGTGTATTATCGCAGAGCATGGTTGTATGCGTTGTAGGGGAGTTAAAACATCTGGAGATGTTTTAATATCAGAAATGAGGGGAGTATTTGAGGAACCTTCGGTTAAAGAGGAATTTCTATCATATGTAAGGAGATAGTATGGAACAAGATCATCAATGTTATAACTGCCTAACCTGCAAACTATTTGAATCCTATAAGGATATTGGTGAAGGTGGGTTTATGATTGTTTGTGATAAAGGTGTGTTTCAATTTCCAACATTGGAGACGAGGTGCTGGGATTATATCTCAGATTTAGATATAGATAATTAACTAATAAAATAAAAGGGGTAAAAAATGAAAAGACAAGTAGTAATCAATGTAGATTCAGAAAAAGGGCCGGAGTTACATTATGAAGGATTTCAATTTGCTGGTGAGGTAGTTCTATTGCTACAAATTGCTATTCAAATGTTAACAGAAGATTTAAAAGATAAAATGAAATCAAACCTTGTAAAGGTAGCACCAGCACCTTTTGTTACAAGGTAATGGGAGGAAGAATGATAATAGGTAAAACATACACATTCTCAGCAGCCCATTGCCTACCAGGCCATCCAAAATGTGGGCAGAGGCATGGGCATACATATCATGTAAAGATAGAAATTGAAGGTGCTATAAACAAAGAAGGGTTTGTAATTGACTTTGGTATTTTAAATAAATATATGGAAAAGCTCATATCTATATATGACCATACAGATCTAAACACCTTTATGGAGTCAACAACTTGCGAAAGCATAGCGTCAGTATTCCTTCATACAATGCTTGAGAGTATTCCTCATATGGTTTTACAGTTTAAATCTTTATCAGTAGAAATAAAAGAAGGAGAGGGCGGTTATGCCAGAGCGGTGTATTCTTTAAAAGATTAATAAAATTTATAAAAGGAGAATAAAATGAGAGCAACAATAAGTATAAAGAATAAAAAAATAGAACATGAAGAAAAAATACCAGAATATGCAAGTAAAATGGTTATATTTTATAGAAATGAATTTGGTGATCTAAATTTTGGAATGCCTCATTCTGAAATAGACTTAAAAAGACAAAAAGTAAAAAAATGGCAGTGGCTTTATAAATGTAATACCGGGCATATAAGATTAACAACAAGCCATTATAAAAATTCTTTTGAGGCTTCTACAAGGTGCTGCGTAGATACTAAAAATATGATTAGACCTATTCCAGAATCAGAAATAGAAGTAGAAGAGGAAGATTAAATGGAAAAGCATATAACTTTTAAAAAGGAATGCATTGGATACATAGAAGATGATATAAAAGAAGGTATATTTATAGGTAAATGCTGCCACTATAAAAACGATGGAAAATGTAGTTTTTTTAAAGATTATTTACAAAATCCAGTTATTTGTGATGATGTAGTAAGTGAGGACAAATAATGGAAAAATGTACTCTTTGCAAGCTTAGTGAAAACTCCAAAAGAGAAGTGCCTGGTAAGGGTAAAATAAACCCTGAGTATATGTTTGTTGGGGAAGCACCAGGTGAGGAAGAGGATAGGCTAGGAGAGCCTTTCATTGGTGGTGCAGGGTCTGTATTAAATCAAATACTATATGCCTCTGGTATATACAGACCATCAACCTGGATTACAAATGTTTGTAGGTGTAGGCCTCCAGGGAATAGAACTCCAACACAAGAAGAGGTACAAGCATGCTTTCCTAAACTAAAGAAAGAGATTAATATTATAAGGCCTAAGCATATTATAGCACTAGGAGATACAGCATCAAGAGCTTTGACAGGGTGTGGGGTTAGTACATATAGAGGGTCTATACTACCTTTAAAAGATACTTATGAATACCCCTGTAATGTTATAATAACCTACCACCCTGCCTTTGTCATGCGTCAATGGGAGCTTCTATCAACGGTAGTATGGGATATTAAAAAGTTAAAAATGGATTTTCCAATTCCTATTATCAACTATTTAATAAACCCTGTTAAAGAGCAAATAAAAGCGTATTTAGACTATGCTATAACAAATGACTTACCAACCTCTGTTGATATTGAAACTAGGGGTGGTGATAAAGAGGAATCAGAGAAAGGCCTAAACCCATTTGCTGACGAGATTATTGGTATAGGGTTTTGCCATACACCAGGATGGGCATTAAATATATCAGGCCAGCATATGTGGGATAATTGGGATCTTGTAAAATGGTTTTTAGAAACCCACAAGAAATGTATAATCCAAACTGTTGGGACATTTGATAACACATTTTTATGGAAGAAAGGTATTAAATTTTACCACTACTGGAACACAGCAACAGCTATGTATTGTATAAACTCTGATAGTCCTAGAAAGCTGGAATATCTACGATCTTTATATACAAACATGCCACCATACAAGCATGTATATAAAAACCCATCTATTCTAGGCACTGTTGATCTTGGTAGGTATAATTGTATTGATGTTGATATAACATTAAGAGTTCATAATGAACAGTTAAAATACACACCCATACCTTTAATGCAAAGAATGATGAAGGAAGAGTATGTAGCATTATCTATGAGGCTGAAAGGAATAAAAATTGACAAAGATAATCTTATACAACATTATGGAAACCTCCTACCAGAGATTGATTCTATTGAGGCTGAATTTAATGAGATTGGAGTTAACATTGCATCTAATAAACAGTTATCACAGTTTATGTATAAAGAATTAGAATTAACCCCATCAGTAAGGGCGTCAAAAGGAAAAACCTTTGCATCAGTAGATGAAGAGGAGATTGTATTTCAACAAAGGAGATTAGATAAAAATGATCCTAAATATAAACTGTTGGAAAAAATACTCACCCACAGGGAAAAATCAAAAATTAAAAGCACCTACTGTGAAGGAGTATTCAAAATTATTCAGGAGGATGGGCGTGTTCATCCAGATTGGAACCCACAAGGCACCGACACGGGCAGGTGGGCTTGTAAAACACCTAACATTCAGAATATACCTAAACCATTACGCTCCATGTTCATCCCTAGTAGTGGTAAGGTATTCATTGCGTTTGATTACAATAGATTGGAGTTATGGGTTGGAGCTATCCTTGCAGAAGAAGATAAAATGCTTTTAATGCTCAGGGATGGAGTAGATATTCATAATATTGTTCATCAGGAAATTTTAAAATATGATCCAAATATTGAAAGAATAAAGGCAAAAGGTGTTGTGTTTGGTGGTATATATGGAAGGTCTAAAGACTCGGTAGCAAGGGAATTTAATGTTCCTGTTCATACTGTAGGACAATGGTATGATATATTCTATAGTAAATTCCCAAAGTTTATATCATACATGGAAAGGAACGTTTCTCTATGGAAAGAACAAGGATTTTTAGAATCACCTTTTGGTCGTAGAAAGTACTGTAGATCATACCGTGAAGCATTAAACTTTCCTATCCAATCTACAGCCTCAGATGTTGCTGTTAATGGATTGATAGCATTATATGAGGAAGGGTTCCACCCTATAATGAATATTCATGACCAAATTGTCTGCGAGGAGGATGAAGATAAAGCATTAATTTTAAAACCAAAAATGCAGGAATTAATGGAACACTCCACCCCATGGTTGAATGATAGATTCCCAGTTGAGGGTGGAATAGGATATACCTGGAAGGAGGTATAGTATGTATGATATAGACCAAGGAACAGGCCCTTTAAAGTGTGATTTTTGTCTTAGTGTAGTTGCATCAGACCAAATTGTAGGAGGTGCAGTTAGTTTTATATGTAAATCATGTGCAAAAAGAATAGCAGATGATTTAGCGTGGTAAAACATATTTACTACAGGTAATGGCTAAAATAAAAGGAGGTGTAAAATGGTGGGATTACCGTGTACATACTGTGGTTTATTAGTTGAAACATTAAATCAATTCTTTGTTCATGAAGAACATGGAGTTTTATGCCCAGCTTGTTTTAGAAGTTTAACAAAAGAAGAACAGCAAGAAGAAGAACAAATTAGAGAGTATATTATAATGAAAGATGTTGGATGGGTTAAAATGAGGTATAGGTATATTGATTTAAAAAACCCTAAACCTTTTATGCTCCCAGCTGTGTATGGTCCTATTGCTGTTGAGGTATTAAAGGAAATGAGTAAAAAGGAGGTAGTATAAATGAAAATGGTTGAAATAACAGAAACAGTCCATGGTGAGGTTCCATATCAAGGAAAGCCATGTTTGTTAGTTAGGTTTGCAGAGTGTAACCTTCGTTGCCCATACTGTGACACAGATTGTGAAACAAAGTATGAAATGTCTGTAGAAAAATTAATTCAGGTAGTTGAAAGCTCAAAAATTAAAGATGTTTTAATAACAGGAGGTGAACCATTATTACAATCTGAGGGTATTATAGAATTAATAAAAGCTGTTAGAAAGACCTACGTAGTGGAAACAAATGGTTTTGTTCTTGTACCTGAGTTTCCTCTTGGTCGTTCTGTTACTATTGTCCTAGACTGCAAACTCCAAGAGAATTTAAAATATTTTAACATTTTAAATTTGAAAAAGTTAAACTCTGGTGATATTGTAAAATTTGTCTTTTGGGATGATAAAACATTTAACCTAGCAAAGACTGTTGTAGAAGGAAATCATCTAAATGTTGCAATGGGTGTTGAATGGGTTTTTTCACCATCATATAATCTGGTTGTTAGGGGTAAATTAAAAAAATATGTTGAGGAGGTTATTGCTTTACAGAAAATTCTTAAATTTACAGAAATAGCATTTCAAGTTCAAATACATAAACTTTTGGGGGTAAAATGAATTTTGATGAATACCAAAAAGCATCATCAAAAACAGCAATCTTCCCAGAAAAACCTTTTGTAACAGGGGTATCATACTGTGCTTTAGGTTTAACTGGGGAAGCTGGTGAGGTTGCTAATAAAATTAAAAAAATTATCAGAAATGATATTGGTGCCTCAGCTAACA